TTTGGGCGACCGCGTGTTTGGGCGCTGGAACAAGATTCCTTTCATTGGTACTGTGGGCAACGACAGTGTGATCAGCGAAGTCGAAGGACCTAGGATTAGCATCATCTTAGATCTTCCGATTAAATACAATGACGAGATAAAAAATGTTTTGATCGTCAAACACAAAGACATAACCAAATTAAAGGAGTTTTAAAATGTCAAAACAATAGATTATTGAATATGCTTGTAAAGATGTGGTCTTCCACTTTAATAAGAAACACCTAGAAGACGAGACCGTGCCAATGTGGGTCTTAAAAACACATGGTGAAACTTTCTATGTCAATCATGTTGCAGCCAACATGCCTTGGACTACCAAGGAAACTCCTGACAACTCCCATACCAAAGGTTCAATCAAATTCAAGAATGTTCTTCTCGAAATCGACGAAGACAACTGTGCAACTCTGGGCGAACTAACAGTCTACGACAAGTTTAGACTTCGCAACCAAAAGTTAGGCATTACTCGCGTCCTGTTTCCCTGGGGCGGTGCCATGCACAAAGCCTTGCTCAACAAGGAATTCAAACACAGCACATTCAAAAATGTCGAAGGTGGCTGTGGCACCAGTTTTGTAGTGTGTGATCTGCTGAAAAAAGATGAAGCAACATGGGCGGCATTGAAATACCCCAATGGTTTCCGTGTGCTTGCGGCCAACGAAACTTACTACAAGTTCTACGATTCAAAAGAAAAGTGGATCGAAGAAATAGACGAAGAAGACGACGATGAGTAAAGTATTTGCTTGACAAACAGTGAAACATTTGTTAAAATACGTGTTGATCGTAAATAACTGTATGAGCAACGAAAAAGCCAAATTCATCAATTCTCGTCGCCGTCACAAAAATGACGTGGCCATTGCCAGACAAGTCAAGATTGCCCGATCGCATGGTACTTACAATCAAGCCAACATTCGACAACCACATCGTTTGGTCAAGCATCATGCCATGGATTGCGGTAATCCACACTGCTTCTTGTGCGGTAATCCGCGCAAGACCCACAAAGATCGTTTGACCCAGCAGGAAAAACGATTGTTTCAAGACCTAGATCATATTTCAGATAGACATTCAAACGGATTAGCAAAGGACCAAGATGAATAAATTACAAGACATTCAAGACCAAATCAAATACGAAGAAAGACTGGGGCTCAGCAACGAAGCCGCTGTGGCCGCTGTGGGCAACCGTTATGATCTGGTGTTGATTGGTGCTAGGCGTGCAAGAGAACTGGGACGCGGTGACCGCCCCAAATTGGATGGTCCACGTCACAGTCAAGTGGTCACTGCTCTAAAAGAAATTGAGCATGGTAAAGTGGGTCGCGAGTACTTGTACAAACAGTTGGACATTGAGCCTCGTCGACGCTACAAGGAACATGCAGGATACTGATCCACCAAACTCAGCCCGAGGCCGTCATAGTTTTGATGTTGCTACCGGCAACACCTTGGTGCATTTTTTCAATCGCAACGTCACACCTTACGCGACCAGCACACTAGGCCCCAAATTTGATCTTGTGCCTGTTGAAAAACAGAAAGATCTAATGATCAATCATGCCAGGATGTATGCCCAGCAAGAGTATGATCGTATCATGGAACTGGTCACAGTACTGCAACGTCAAGCCGATGACATCCGACGTAGGCTAGAAGTAACTGATGCAGTGCATGCCGCAGAATATCACTTTCAACTGGTCATGGGCAACTGCTACTGGTTGGTCTGGGACCAACGAAAACAAAAAACTCTGTTGGTACACAACGGACCCCAGGACTGGAACACCGGTGTGCCAGCGGACTACCAGTATCTAATGCAGGTCCGATACATGGGTGACCATACCTGGCAAGAAGTAATACTTTCTACTGATTGACCAAAAACTCCTGCTGTGCTATAATTACACATTAGGAGATTTTTTTATGTGGATTCAAAATGTTAGCATGAGCGACATCCGCCAAGGGTTTCACATTGACCCTGGCTTTAACTCCATGCTGATTCAAATTGTGGATCCTGCATACCAGTTTCCTGTGCCCAAGTATCAGTTTCGTGAAACTCATCAGTTTGAGTTTTTGGATGCCGAGCGTGATGATGGCTTTCCAGACGAGTGCAAAATAACAGATCAGCAGGCTCAAGAACTTGTGAGACTGTTACAACATGCACAAGAACAAAGAATGAATGTAATTGTTCACTGCCACGCAGGTGTGTGCCGTTCAGGTGCTGTGGCCGAAGTTGGAGTAATGATGGGATTCAAAGACACAGAGTCTTTTCGCAGTCCCAACTTACTGGTCAAGCATAGTATGATGAAGGCCCTGGGTTGGACCTACAATGAAAACGAAAAACACACCATCAATGGTGAAACAACAGATTGGGGTTTTGTGATTCCCAAAGCCCCGGAAGGAGATGTATAATGCCAGCAGTATTTTTAGTCAGTGACACACACTTTGGTCATGCCGGCGTGTGTCGCTTTACACACCCCGATGATCCCGAGGTGAAGTTGCGTCCGTGGACTGACCCTGACGAAATGGACGAAGCCATGATCAAGAACTGGAACGAACGTGTTCGTCCCAACGACAAGGTCTACCACTTGGGCGATGTTGTGATCAACCGCCGGGCCTTGAAGACTTTGGCACGTTTGAACGGTGACAAGGTGTTGATCCGTGGCAACCACGACATCTTCCGTGACGATGAGTACAGAGAATACTTTCGTGAGTTACGTGCCTACCATGTGATGAACGGTATGATCTTGAGTCATATCCCTGTGCATGAAGCGTCATTGGGTCGCTTTGGTGTGAACATTCATGGCCACTTGCATGCCACTAGAGTTAAGAAGGCTCGCGGTGTTGATGCAAAGACTGGAACTGTTTTGTACGGCACTGAGATTGACCCAAGGTACCATTGTGTGTGCGTTGAACAAACCGACTTTGCACCTATCTTGTTTGAAGATGCTATCCGACGCATTGAAGCAGAAGGTGGGGTAGTTGGCTTCAAGAACGGCAATGGTCCCACTATGTAGTACTAGAGTACTACTTTCAAAAAAGTAATACTTTTATACTACCAAAGCCCTACTCTGTGTAGGGCTTTTTTTTGACTTGACCAAATATTCAAGATCGGTTATAATCATAATATGAAATTAGAAATCAACGAAGCGTTACAGTGGTCCGGAGCAGTGTTTATCATTGCAGGCCACAGTCTCAATGCCGTGGGTCCTAGTGCCTATCCCTACAATATCCTTGCATTTTTTCTGGGTACTGTTTTGTTCATGGCCTGGAGTATCCGTGTTGCAAATCGCCCACAGTTGTTGGTCAATCTTGTGGCCCTGGGCATAGGAGCATCGGGCCTGTACAGAGCATTTGGTTGACCAATATTTGCCATTTTGCTATAATATAGACATACAGTAACAAAAAGGAGCCAGCAATGACAGCAGTTTATGATCGTCTCTCTGAACAAGAAAAACGTGAAGTTCGCATGTACGGTGTCACAGAAGCCGGTATGCGTGAAAGTGTTGAATCATCACTCACTTTTAAATTTTCCGGCCCGGCCATGGTTGCGGCCAGTATCCTCAGCGATGCACAAGAAATGATCAATACCGAGTACGGCGAAGTTGACTACATGCGAGCCGAAGATGCTCGTCAGGCCATCAACCGCGCCAAGTGGATCATGTTTGAATATGTAATGAAGGAGACTGTATGAGTCGCATGAGTGAACTGGACATTGACATTCGTCACCTGCTGGAACGAGGCAGGTCTGCAATGGAGATTGCCCGCGAACTGGAGATCCCAGTGAGTTGGGTGTACGAAACACAAGAAGAACAACAGGAAGAAGTTCTCAGCCCTTTTGCAACAATCAACAGTTGACCACAAAATCAACTTCTGTTACAATATAAACTTATTAACTTAGAAAGGCACAGCCCATGTCAGAATCACGCACAGTCACCGCGCTTCAAGCAAAAAAATCTCTGCTTAAAGCATTTCAAGTCAAACGTCCTTTGTTCCTGTGGGGTCCTCCCGGCATTGGCAAGAGTGAGTTGGTTGAAGGCATTGCCAACGAACTTGGCGGCTTGATGATCGACCTGCGTTTGGGTCAGATGGAGCCCACAGACATTCGTGGTATTCCGTTTTATAACAAGGACAATGGCAAAATGGACTGGGCTCCCCCAGTTGAGTTGCCCGACGAAGACACTGCCAGCCAGTATCCTATTGTGGTGCTGTTCCTGGACGAACTCAACTCTGCCGCACCTTCAGTGCAAAGTGCCGCGTATCAGTTGATTTTGAATCGACGCATTGGCAAGTATCGACTGCCTGACAATGTGGTCATGGTTGCCGCAGGTAACCGTGAGAGTGACAAAGGTGTTACATATCGCATGCCCACTCCGTTGGCAAACCGCTTTATCCACCAAGAGATGAAAGTGGACTTTGCATCATGGCAAGAGTGGGCAGTGAACAACCGCATTCACAAAGACGTGGTTGGTTACTTGAGTTTTGCCAAACAAGACTTGTACGACTTTGACGCCAAGAGTGCCAGTCGCGCCTTTGCTACTCCACGCTCGTGGACCTTTGTGAGCCAGTTGTTGGATGACGGCATCGACGACGAAACTACCACCAACTTGATTGCTGGTACTGTGGGCGAAGGTCTTGCTGTGAAGTTCATGGCTCACCGCAAGGTTGCCAGCAAAATGCCCAACCCCAAAGATATTTTGGATGGCAAAGTCAAAGACCTGCAGGTCAAAGAAGTCAGTGCCATGTACAGTTTGGTAATCTCCATGTGCTATGAACTGAAAGGTGCAGTGGAGACCAAAGTGGAAGACAAGAAGTTCCACGAAATGGCCGATAACTTCCTTGGCTACATGATGAAGAACTTTGAAACTGAGTTGACTGTGATGGGTGCTCGTATTGCTCTTACCACATACGACTTGCCCTTCTTGCCAACCAAGTTGAAGAACTTTGACGAGTTCCACCAGCGTTACGGCAAGTACATCTTGCAGGCGTCAGCCTAAGTTTAGGGAGGGTGGTGGTTAAATACACAGGGCTGTGTCTCACTGCCCTCCCTTCTTTTCTAGTATGAAATATAAAGTAACCAAGATGGACAACCGGTATACCCACCATGGGTATACCTATCTTGTGGAGTTTTCAAAAGTGGTGGGGTTTGGCACCGGCGTCTTGGACTTTGATCGTTGCCGACGCTGGTTCAATCAGAACTTTGGCTGGAGTCAGGACGTTGAGACTCGTGACCGCATGTTGCAAAATCGTCGAGTCAACCGAGAACTATATCAACCCGATGACATCAATTTGGTCTGGGCCTATGGTGTGCGATATGGCGACTATCGCATCTACATTGACAATGATAAAACACTGGGTTGGTTTTTGCTATGTCATCCCCAATCACCATAAAAAAGAATCTGATTATTTTTCACAACCCAGCCCGAGATTGGACTCCTATTCGCCGGCAATTGGTTGCGGATTTTGGTCAGAGCATTGTGCTCACTTATGCCATGCGTGAGCGACTGGGATTTAGTTCAAGGTATCACACTGCATGGATCACCATTGAAGAAGGTGTCAGGTATCCTGAAGAACAAATTCACTTGGATTTTTACAACGAAGCCGCGCAAAGTTGGTTCCAACTCAAATACTTAAACTTATAAAGTATGAAGAACTTACTACCGTATCCACAAACAGAATTTCAAAATATATTTTCAAATAGTAATATCTACAAAAGTTTAACAAAAGACTTTGACGTAGTATCTTTTGAGAAATTTATTTTTAATAATTTACATAAAATAATTACTCCTAGACAATATCTAGGAGATCGAAAATTAAAAACTTATTTTTCTGCTGTTGCGTTTTATTATCTTCAATTTCTACTAGAAAAAAATCCCAGTCAAATTTATGATCTAGGATGTGGATGGAATATATTTAAAAAGTACATTCCTAATATCATTGGCGTTGGAGCGGAACCAGTAGACAGCGAGGATTTTTTTGGCGACATACATGATTACATAGACGACAATTACATACAAGGACACAAAGAATATTTTGAATCTGTTTTTTCAATTTGCGCCTTGCATTTTTATCCAATAGAATCAATTGCTAAACGAGTAAATGATTTTTACAGTATGATAAAACCCGGTGGTCGAGGATTTTTAACATTCAATGTTCAACGAATGTTGGACCACGGAAATCTAACCTTTAATTCACCGATGGAAGTAGATAAATTTTGCAGACATGAATTAGCAGGATGCACACATATCAAATTTATTGTTGTGGATATTGATTTTAGTGTTGGCCTAGATGAGGGCATAGACGGCAACATTAGACTAGTAATGGAAAAGTAATACTCGAGTATTACTTTTTGGGTAACACTTTTTGGTTGACCTATAAATCGCGAACTGCTATAATAACACTATTAAACAAAGGATATCTATGATTCTCCACGCAAAAAGTTCAGGGACTACTGCTACCAAAGAAGATGCAAAAAAATTTGCCGATCTCATTGGGCCCATGGACACCAAACTTGACAAAGTGGTGCGTGAGCAATTGATCACTGCTCGTGTGGGACTGTTGCTTAAGGCAAGTTTCTTTGGCAACTTGGCTACTCGCTTGAAACTGGTCAATGCAGATGAGTGGTGTGCCACTGCCGCCACAGACGGTCGCAATTTCTACTACAATACTCGCTTTATCAAAATGCTCAAGCCCAAAGAAATTGAATTCTTGTTTGGGCACGAGGTCCTGCATTGTGTGTATGATCACTTTGGACGTAGAGGCGACCGTGATCCGCAGTTGTGGAACATTGCCAATGACTTTGCTGTGAATAGCGATTTGGTAAAACACAAAGTAGGTGACATGATCACGTCAGTGCCTTGCTTGTTTGATCGCAAGTACGACGGTTTGAGTTCAGAAGAAATCTACGATCAGTTGTACGAAAAAGCCGAAAAGATCAATATCAGTGACTTGTTGGACAAAATGATCGACGAGCACATGGATGGCGACGGTGACAGCGGTGGCGACGGCGACGGTGAAGAAGGCAAAGGTCGTCCCAAGTTAACACCCGAAGAGCGTCAACAAATTAAGGACGAGATCAAAGAAGCCATGTTGGCGGCGGCGGCCACAGTGGATGGTGCAGGCAACTTGCCCGCAGGTGTCAAGCGTCTTATCCAAGATTTGACTGAGCCCAAGATGAACTGGCGCGAACTGTTGCGTATGCAATTGGAATCTACCATCAAGTCAGACTATACTTGGATGCGAGCCAGTCGCAAGGGTTGGCACATGGATGCTGTGATGCCTGGTATGAAACTGGATCCCATGATTGATATTGCTGTGGCATTGGATGCTTCGGGCAGTATCAGTGAAAAGATGTTGAAAGACTTCTTGGGTGAAATCCAAGGTATCATGGATTCGTTCCCTGCATATCGTATTCATGTGTTTACGTTTGATACCAACGCATATCATCCTGCACAATACGACTCAGACAATCTGGATGACATCTGTGACTACGAAGTCACAGGTGGTGGCGGCACTGATTTTGACTGTATCTTTCGGTACTTGAAAGACAACGAGATCGAACCCAAACGCTTGGTTGTGTTCACAGACGGCTACCCGTTTGGTTCCTGGGGCGATGAGAACTATGCAGACACTGTTTGGATCTTGCATGGCACCACAACCATTGTGCCACCCTGGGGCCAGTTTGCTTACTACGACGAGGCTGAGTAAAAGAATGAACGAACGAATTCGAGAACTTGCTCATGAGGCTGGATTACCAACATACAATCCAGATGGTATCCCAACTAAACTGGAAAAGTTCGCCGAGTTGATTTTGAGAGAATGTGCTAAACGAACAGGAGAACTGGGACAACCTGAGATAGGGCAAGGGCTTATGAAACATTTCGGAGTTGAAGAATGAACGAACGAATTCGAGAACTTATGTGGGATGCTGGTTTGAATTCTAATTACGTTGAAGGATTTGATAGCATTTATTCAGAACAACTGGAAAAGTTCGCCAAGTTGATTGTGAAAGAATGTGCTCATTTGGTCGGTGGCTATATTAAAGAAAATGAGTTTGGCACTGATGTAAAAGAAGCATACGAAGAAATCACAAAACATTTCGGAGTTGAATCGTGAACCTCAGGAAAATTGTGCTTATTATTATTGCTGTTAATTTCGCTATTATTGTAGGTTGGTGGATTTTTGTGGGTATTGTAATCTATAAAGGATCTGCTGATATATCTGAAAACGGTATTGCTGGTGTGGTACACAATCTGTGGTGCGGTAAACGAGTTGATTGTAAAATTCCCGGAGTTGAAGAATGAATGAACGAATCAAACAACTTGCCAAACAAGCCGACCCTCAATTTACTAGTGAACGCAATGATGATATGGGTCATGCGTTGATTGGCACTGAAGCAATTGAAAAGTTCGCCGAGTTGATTGTTCGTGAATGTGCTGATGTTGCCTCAATGAATCAATTTCAGTATGACCATGTTGGTAACTATGTGCTGAAACATTTCGGAGTGACAAAATGAATTATCGCTTTAATGTGATATGTAAAGAATGTTCAGAAGAGCATTCTATTGAAGATGTAAAAGTTCTAAATGTAGAAGAAAATATGCATGGCGAAGATGTTTGCTTCTTTGAATGTCCAATTACCAACCAAGTCACCAAGAGCCTAGTATATGGAGAACGATAATGTATGAATTAATTTTTACTGTAATTGTTTTGAAACATTTTGGAGTTGAATCGTGAACCAGATCAGTCAGTATCTCGTCAGCATTGATCGGCCACCCTATGTAGATGGCAGGCGGGTAGGGCAGGCCACTCCTTGTCAAAGTTATGACCGGCCCTCTTGGTTTATCTCGTTTTATGATGGGTATACTCATGTCAACAACCCTGTGTTCACTGATGAAGATGGATTAAACGGGGCACCCACCGTTCGAGAATATGCAATGAATTTAGGATATGAACCATGTACGAACTAATCTTTATATTTTTGGTCACAACACAAGCCGGCATTCCGGGCTTTCACATAGAACGAATTAGGCAATTTCTTGATGTAGAGGAGTGTGAAAAAGTCAAGACTTCTATGTATGCATATATGGATAAACTTGTCAGTGAAAATCGCATGTTCCCTGGTGTGTTTGAATGCAGAAAGGTGCAACGATGAATGAACGAATTAGAGAACTTGCCAAACAGGCTGACGGTGTGTTTATTCACAAGTTGATGACTGGTGCTAAACAATATACATTCCTGGAAAAAGATTTGGAAAAGTTCGCCGAGTTGATTGTGCGGGAATGTGTTTTAATTTCTCGAACCGGCACTGATGGATTCAGTGCCGGCAAACGAATGGAAGAACATTTCGGAGTTGAATAATGAACAAACAAATCGAACACCTTTTCAACGAAGCAGGTTTCCACAAGCCTGAAATGGAACGACTTGGTATTGAACATAAGTTTGAAAAGTTCGCCGAGTTGATTGTTCAGGAATGTGTGAATGTGTTACATGACAATGAATTATGGAATCGTCATATTAGTCATGCGTTGAAAGAACATTTCGGAGTTGAAGAATGAAGTGCCGATTTAAAGTTTTTCGCATTGTAGATCAAAGAGTATATTTACAAGACTTGGATGGTCCGGTGAGTATTACCAATGATGCTGAAGCAGTCTTAGAGTGGTGCAAGCGAAACTATCCAGATCATAGATTGTTTTATACTGATACCTATGGAGAGATGACAGAAATAGTGGATCAACCCCACACCACTTGGATGGGTACCAGCCCAATAACATTCCGGAGTTGAAGAATGATTGATGATCCCAGATGTTGTGGTAGCAATGCATGTATAATTGATGGACACGGTAGGTGTTGGTGTGGTCAGGTCTGGGACGGTGACAAAATGTGTTATCCCGACTTAGAAACTACAGACAAGGATAATGAAGATGAACAAACAGGCAGTTGACTATGAGAGAATATCGACTTAAAAATTATCTATGGATAGCCATCGCTGTTTTATATGTAGTCATGGCTATATTGACCTATTGATACATTTGGCGTGATATGATGTTTACAAAACTTTTTGGAATTGCACTATGAGTCAAGGCAAGCAAATATACTATCACATCCTGCGTGAAAACATTAAAAAAATGCATCCTCGATTCAAAGAACTAGCCATACAAGCAGGTGCCTATGAAGATGGTGGCACAATTCTCACAGGCCCAATGGACACAGCAAAGTTCGCCGAGTTGATTGTGCAGGAATGTTCCACCCTGTGCGAAGAAGTTGCGATCGATGCTGACCAAGTTGCCAAAGGTGATTTTGTAACTGATGCTGGACGAATGCTTCACGAAGGTATGTGGGGCGGTGCTAAGAATTGTAGTGGGCGGATTAAACAACATTTTGGGATTAAATGATATGCCAACAAAAGAAACTTGGGTAGAAGTTGATGTTAGTCTAGATGACTTTTCAGATGATGATCTAATTGAAGAAATGGAAAATCGTGGTCTGGCTCTTGAGTGTGATGATCTGACAGGCACTGAATTGATCACAGCAATCTATCACAAACGTAGACTGGGTCAAGATTATCAACGTGAACTGGACCAGTTGATCTATCTAGGAACAGGAAGAATTATATGAGTGCCTTTATAGACGCATTAGGACCTTTTGTGTACGGTTTTGCCGTGGGATACTTTTGGCATCCGCTGTGGCAACTGGGCAAGAGGATTGTGGAAGAGGCCCGGTTGGCCCGGGAAGAATGGAGGAACCCACATGGAAAGTGAAACAAAAAAACGTGATCGATTTGATCTTGAGCAAGAAATTTTGGAGTGCTGGAAAATCACCCAAGACATCACCATGTTCTTGGAACAAGGTGTCACAGCAGACAAGTTTCAAGTGTTGGTTGAGTACTATGATCACAAGTTCGATCGACTGTGGAACACATTTGAATCCATGGTCCACGAAAGAAAAATGTAAGCACTGGGCCGGGACGACACCTATTGTAGCCCATGTGAGTTTTGCCAGGTATATAATATTGTCCCATACCGGGATACCAAGGAGTACACATGAACTCAGTTGACATGGCCAATAACCTAATTTTTAGAGCAAAGAATTTACAGGAATTTGTAGTCACTACAGAATTACCCGACGAATTTGCATTCCGTGGAGTTGTACCGTTTGATCTGCAGATCACAGGCAACATGCTAGAAGCACGAGTTTGGGCCATGGATTTCAACGAGGCTGTTGATCGCCTCAACCAGTTTCTCCAAAATGCCCAGTAAAATAATCTTGTTGAGTATTTAGACATTAAATATCAGTATGGAAAACGCTCAACTTACCATTGCTGATTTAGCAAGCCTCAAACAAATTATAGATGCCGCCAGCACACGCGGTGCATTCCGTGCCGCAGAGTTGAAGTCTGTTGGCGAAATCTATAACAAACTTTCTGCGTTTCTTGACGCGGCTATTGCCCAACAAAAAGCCCAAGAAGCAGAACAAGCACAACCACCACAAGGAGAAGAAAATGCTTAAACATATAGGACGACACGGTGACCGCAAGGTTGCTATTCTCTTTAGAGAAGTACCCGGCGAGGATCATATGTGCCTTGTGGTATATCCCGAAACCATGCCCACTCACATCCACAACTCAATCATGGCCACGCTGGAAAGTCCTGCTGGACAAGCGGCCAACAATTTGTCTGATGTGTTGCATCGCAACCTGTTGCCAGATGGTCGCCCACAGTTGGAAGCCATGCATCGCGAAGGCATGATCAAAAAAATTCCTACCAATCAAGTCATAGTTACCCCCACACCTCAGAGTTCTGTTAAACTGGATGAAATGAACAAAATCATTCGAGAAATGGAACAAGGTGGCGAAGCACTCAAGCGCCTGCAAGAACTTGACGCCAGTGCTGGCATTGTTGATCCTGCACAAAAGCGCAAGGCCGAAGCAGAGTTCAAACGTGGTCAAGAGCGTGCCGCTCAAGATACTAGAACACCTTATGTGCCGCCACTGCAATCCACTGACGGTGCATTGGATGACAAAACACTGGCGGCCAACATGCTGGCACAGGCCAAACGCATGGAAATCGAAGCCAAGGGCATGATTGCTGAAGCCGCTAGAATGAAAAAAGAAGCACAGGCTTTGAACCCCAGTGTCAACACCAAAGAATATGTTGCACCGTCAGCAGACCCAGTTACCACAACGGCACCACGCAAAGGTCGTCCTCCCAAAGCCAAGGTAGTGACTGCCGATGCCGTTCAGTGACGAATTTATTCAACAGTGGGAACACATCATTGAAGAAGTCACTAAAACAGAAGTCCCACTTGAATGCATTAAAAAAGTTGTAATTAGGTTGAATGATCGTAGACAAAAAACCATCAATTTGTCTACGCTGAGAAAACAAGGTCTTGACATAGAAGAAGTCGAAATTGTCTTGACCCGTACACTGACCGAACTAGGTGACACAGTGCGTGACGTTGACTTTGTGGTCGATGTCACAGCAGTTGCCAAACTGGTACAGCCTGAAACAGATAAACTACTCAAAGATATATGAATGTCCGCCTTGTCTCGTATTCACAACCCACCGCTGAGTTCGCAAATATTGGCATATCAGATGCCCAAGAACTCATTGCCTACTGCGCTCGAGTCTCAAACCCTGCAAACCAACTCAACACAGAAACCAGTGAAAAACTCATCCGATACCTCGTCAGACACCAACACTGGAGTCCACTGGAAATGGTTAGTGCTTGCATGGAAATTACGACAACACGAGATATTGCACGGCAAATCCTGCGACACAGATCATTCAGTTTCCAGGAATTCAGTCAACGATATGCTGACCCGACAAAAGATCTTGAGTTTGTTACCCGCAGTGGACGACTGCAAGACCCACAAAATCGACAGAATAGTATAGAGCACAACGACCACTTGTTGGAGAACGAATGGTATCGTGCGCAACAACGAGTTATCTACGCGGCACGGCGTGAATACGAGTGGGCCATTGCCAATGGTATTGCCAAAGAGCAGGCTCGTGCTGTGTTGCCCGAAGGCCTGATTCAAAGTCGACTGTACATGAACGGTACCCTGCGTTCGTGGATTCATTTCATTGAACTGAGAAGTGCCAATGGTACACAACTGGAGCACCAAGCAGTGGCCATTGAGTGTGCCAGAGCCATTGCTGAAATCTTCCCAATGGCCACCGATCTAGTTGCAAAAAACTAACACACCTGCTATACTTGTGTTATGGCAATAACACGCAACGAGCCAGCAGAATACCGGCACTGGCAACAAGCAGAAACCAAAGTCATCAACGGCAAGGCCGTGAAGTTTCGTGACGTATGTGTTCACGAAATACGCATGGGTGATGTAGAAGATCCGGATCTGTTTGTAGCAGATCCTATATGGAAGTGGCAACAAACCGATGCTGGTAAATTCGTCATGGAGCATGCTGTTGACCAACCCTACTTTACTCGCGGCACAGATCATCACAGTTATGGACACCTATATCGTATCGTGGCCAGACTCAGCGAACAAAACGAAACATTCTGGAGGCTCAAATGGGGTGGACTCAATCGATAGAATACGTAGATCTAGAAGTCACCTTGCCGCCTCCTGTGAAGAAGATGATTTGGGACGGCGAGAAGTTTGTGCCCATGACGCTGTACAAACAGCATGGTGTGCCACCTAACCAGCAAATGACATGGTTAGAATCTACCTATGGCTATCCCGGAGTGTACCGTAACGGTCAATATTGGGATTTTAGTTATGCTGGTAATTTCACTGTGATGGATGAACAAGTTTACACATGGTATCAACTCAAATGGGGAAATAAATGACAAAATTCTTAGTAACAGGCGGCTTGGGTCTAATCGGACACAATGTGGTACGCAGGCTCATGGATCGTGGCGACGAAACTGCGATCATGGATATCAAAACCAATTACGGAATCATCCCACAGGCTGAACTAGACTATCTCATGGCTGAACGGCTGAAGAAGATTGACAACCATCCTGTGTACAACACAGACATAGTCAACACAGGCCCGGTAGATTATGTAATTGAAAAAGAAAAACCCAACGTAATAA